TAACATCAGAATAATTTCCGGTTTAAATACTGCCAGCAGAGGAGAAGGGACTAAAGAAGAATCTGGCATAGCAATGTTAAGAAGACAGAGACAGGGAGCAGTTATATCAAATGTAGTTTTTGATAATTATAAACTCACTCAACAAATTTTTGGTGAGACCTTAATAGAGTTTATCAGACATACCAACGTTTATTCTCCCAGCGAAATAGCAGAAATATGTATTGAAGAAAAGGTAAAAATAGATCCCAACCAATTAGCTAAAGCAATACGCTCATTTAGAGTAGGCCATTATGGTATCAAAGTTTCTTCCAGACCATCTACTCCGACCGTAAGATTGGCCAACTTTGAAATGCTGGCTAGACTGGCAGAGATGGGTATGCCTATACCGATAGATATTTTACTGGAATCAATGGATATCCCTCGAAAAGAGGAAATAATTCAAAGAGTAAAACAACAGCAGGAAAGGGCGCAACAAATGCAGATGCAACAGGGACAGGCACAAAAAGGAAGACCCAGTCCACCTAAAAGAGAAAGCCTCGTAGGAAAAGCTGTTTAAAATCATTAAATATATCCCTACCAGAGGGGTGATAATCTGGAATAACCCTGACCTCAGGGGTAAGAAAGGAGGGTTGAACATGGCTGATATAGAAAAGGGGCAAGAGAAAACCGAAGAAGGTAAAGAAAAGACTTATACTCAGAAAGAGCATGATGGAGTAATTAAAGATTTGCAGAAAGAAAGACAAGATCGTCAGCAATTTAGTTTTGAACTTTCTCAGACTCAAAGTAGATTGGCAGCTTTGGAAAAAGAGAATAAAGAGTTAAAAGAAAAAGAAGAGGCTGCGAAAATTAAAAAGTCTGTAATTGAAGGCGAAGACGAAGATATCCTGACTAAAAAAGATGGTAGAGATATTGAAACAAAAGTTATGACCAGTATTGAAAAAGCACAAAAAATAGTTAAAGAAAGAGAAGATAATGCAAGATACCAAAAAAATTACCAAAAATCTGAAATTGCTGCCAGGACTAAATATGCAGATAGAAAAGATATAGGTTTAGACTATCAAACAGTAAAGCAAGCTGCTTTATTGCGAATTAGTGGTAGGCAACACAAACAAATCGATATTTTCCAATCTGATAATCCAGCAGAAGAACTTTACGAAGAAGGACTGAAAGACCCCGAAATGAAGGAAAAACTTAAATTAGTCAAGAACGAAAAAATCCTTGATGCCATGGGAAATCGCAAAGTAGATAAAAAGGGCTTAACCGGCGAGACAAAAAATTACGGATTCCACTTTTATACACCTGACGAAGTTGCTGAAATGAAACCGGAAGAAGCCTTAAAAGTAAAACCAGACATAGATAAATCTATGGAAAAATGGTGAGTCTCTAACTGTAGAGTAAAAAACAGGAATACTTCACTCCGAAGGTAAATGGAGGGTGCGTGAATCAATTAAATTAAGAAAGGAGTGAAATTAAATGTCTATGAGAGACGCAATACCTGTAATTTTTGCGGCAACATTGCTTCAAGAGTTAAAGAGTAAACTCGTATTTGGTAAGATTGCTTTCAAAAAGCACAGTGGAGAAATAAAAGAAAAAGGCGATAGGATAAAACTGAAAGGCTATGGTGGAGTAACTATCAATGATTATAACCCTGGCGATCCAACCTGGGATGCAGCACATCCAAACGGAATTACTTATGAAACACCAGAAGCTGCTGCTATATTCTTAGATATTGACCATGCTAAGGATTATGGAATTAAGTTACACGATATTACAGAATTACAGAGTGATCCTGCTGCTAGAGAACATTATGCCAAAGAAGCTGGTTATGGATTGGAAGAAGAAGTAGATAAATATATTGCCAGTTTGTATACTCAGTCAGCTCTCGGGGCTGCTGTTTTATCACATTCTGGAATGACTACTGCACTTATAACCAGTTATATATCAGAATTATGGACCAGATTAAAAGACGTAAATATAGATAAGAAATTTATTGTAATACCACCCTGGGTATCTGTGAAATTAAAACTTGCTGGTATCCTTTCTGCCGATGACTTAAAAGCTGAACTGGAAAACGGATTTATCGGCAGAGTATTACAGTTCGATATGTATATGTCTAATAATTGTCCTGCTATAGCTCCGGCTACCGCTGGGCGCAGACGTAATATCATTATAGCTGGCTCTTATCAATCGATTGCCTTTGCAGACCAGATGACTGAGACTGAAAGCCTTCGTTCTCAAGGATACTTCGCTGACCTTATTCGTGGACTTCACGTTTGGGGTGGAAGAGTAGTCAAACCAAAAGAGTTATTCTATCTTGACTTAGAAGAAGCACCTGAAACCACAATTTAGAATTAATTGTTAATTGTTAATATGAGGGGTTATCAAAACCCCTCTGGAATATATTAAGAAAGGAGTGAAAATAAATGGCTTACATAGATGTACCTACTAATACAAATTTAGTGATGGATGATAAAAAAATCCTTACAGTGGTTCCTTCTGAAGCTCTCGTCACTTTAACTGATGAAGTGTTAACATTTAGTATTGAAGATGGTGTTTACACTATAACTGGTACTGCCACTCTTGGTGGCGATCTCTTTGCTGATGGATCTCAAATAATCATCAGAGGTTCGGTACAAGCTGCCGTTGGTGAAGTTGCCGCTGTAAATAATGATGGTATTTATACTGTTGTTGACGGTAATATAAGTGCAACTGCTATTAGTGTAGCAGAACCAGTTGAAGCTGCGGTAAGTGATGCTGCTGCCCAAGTAGATGAGTTCGATACTTTTATACTCCATCCAACTAAAAGAAATGAACAAGTCTGTGTTGCAATAGTAGTGGGTGCTACCCCTTCTAGTTTATCAGTCAGTTTTGTACCTGGCGGATTTTGGGCTGCTCCGACTAAAAAAGGCTTACCTCTAACACAGGGGCTTTTATTGTTAGCAAGCAATACATACCTAGTCCAAGTAGAAACAGCGAAATTCTTGCAGGATAAAGAGGAAGAATTGATACCCGAAACTGAAGAAGGTGCTGGTGACGAAGTAATGAAGAAGGGAACTCTACTAATGAGATTATACCCTGCTGCAAGTGAAGCGTTAACTGTTGAAGTAGACGTAGGGCTTGTCCAATTAGCTTAAAAAATCGGAGGGGGAAGGGCTTTTGTCTTTCCCCTTTTTAAAAGGAGAAAATATGCTTTTCTTTAGCATAGAGAAAAATCTTGTTGTTAATAGCAAGAAAACACATAAAATAATAGCCCGATTTAAAGATGGGAGATTTGAAACTGAAGACCCGATTTTAATTGAAAAATTAAAACCATATTTCAGGCATAGAAAAAAAACGAAAAGTAAAAAGAAAGGCAAGACCTTTGAACAGATGTATGGAAAAAAGAAAGCTAAAATGATGAAAAGAAGAATTAGTAAAACTTTGAGAGGAGAGTGAAATAAATGGATAATCAAACAATAATAACTGCTGCGGCATTGATACTTAAAGATCCTGTTATAAAGAGTGTCACTATAGCTGCGGGTGGAACAGTTTCTACAATTTTAAACAAATCCCATTATAGAGATATAGCGATATTCTTACCTGCAAATTGGGTTACTTCGGTAATAACTTTAAAAGGTTGTGATACTGCAACTGGAACTTTTAACCCGATAGTGTTTTCTGATGTGAGTGCGGTTACTATAGCAAGCGTTGCTGCAAGTAAAGTTATAGTATTGAGTGATTTGGCTAAAGATGCAATAGCAGCTGTCCCATTTATTCAGTTAGTATCAACTACGACTCAGACTGATACGGATAAAGTAATTACTATTGTTTTAAAGAGGTGATTAAAATTCCGTATAAATTAAGTAAATTAAAAAAAGGCAAAAAAAAATATGCGATGAAGAGTTTGGAAACTGGGAAAACTTATCATTATAGTACTGCTGCAGCTCGGAAGAAAGCTATGCGAATGCACGAAGCTTTTAAACATGGATGGAAACCTACCGGGAAAGCAAAAAAGAAGATCAGAAAAACCAGAAGAACCAGAAGAAAAAGATAGGTGATTAAATGGCT